CTAAAAATGTTAAACTATTAAAAAATTGAAATAAACTTAAAAATAAAAACTTATGATAATAAAAATGTCAAGCTATTTCAAAAATAAATATGACCCATCTTTGGAAGAAATTCAAAAGGTATTTCCCGATTATGATTATGGAACAAAAGAGAGTTGGTTGGTATGTTTTCAAAATATATATCCATCCAACCCTATCAAACAGGCAAAATTTGCATTAAAAAAATTAAATGATGTCACCACTTCTTATAAAATGGATGAATCACAGAAAGCTAATTTATTAAATTTGATATCAGAGGGAGAATCTATGGATACAAATAAAAGGTTAGCACATTGGGCAACGTACTGTAGTATATTAACACCGAAACAGATCAGTTATGTAGGATATTAAATAAGTTTCTAAAGAAACTAATAAATTTAGACTTTGTTACATCTGTTTTAAAACGATTCCATTTAATAATAGTAATACCATTACCTCTTTTAAAGTGTCTATAACCCTTAAATACAATTATTTCTAATATTTCAATATATTTTTTTTGTTTTTCAGTAAATTCGGAAGCATCTATTCTATATGCACTATGGTAAATATATTTATTATAGTGCCTATCAGTAAAATTTATCAAAGCTTTATCATCATGATTGATTTTATTTCTTACTAATCCTATTCCCATTATTTTATTAATATCATTATTCATTTCTAAAACATAAATTAATCCATTTGGTGCGGATGCTTTTGGATGGGTAGACATATACTTATCAACACCATAAATACACCCTTTCCATTTATGTTTTTCTTTCCAATCCTTATTTTCTTCAAATGTTTTATTATTAAATCTTGTAGTACCAATCCAAAATCTTTCCATAAATAATTTTATATTTATATATAAAATTATATTCAATTTTTAAAAACACAATTCTTAGAAGCATCTATATAATCCAAATATTTATTAGGACATTGTGTATTAAATAAATTTCCACTAGGATCTATAAATAATACACCGCTTATATCTTTTGTTACTGTAATATTAGTAATTTTATCATAATCAAATCTACTTTTAATATTTGTATTTATATCAAAGGGCATGTCATTATTTACTAGACGTTTCTTCTTCTCCCTAGAAACTATTTTAATATCATTTTTTTGTGCTCTTTTTTTCTTTGTTTGAATATAATCCGAAGCATACTGATTTGATTGACAATTATTAAATATATTCATATAATTTATAATTATATTTAATTAATCATATAAACAAGCTAAATGAAGACTAAATGAAATATCCATATTATTTAAATTCAAAACACGACCATATGGGTCTAATATTTGTATATGAAGTTTTTGAATATCTACTGGTCCAAAATATTCACGTTTTTTTAAGCTAAATGATTCATCAAAAAGAGTATCTATAGATATAGTAGCTGCTGTTCCGGATGATGTCGGATTCATTGTAGTTAATCTAGCTAATACATTATAATTACCGAGTGAGCTCGAATATGTAGCACCTATAAAATTATTAGAATATTTATTATAATCATTTATCACGAAATATAAATGTTTTATAGGCCAATCATTATATATCCCTTCACTCACATATGATTTTGGTTTGGGGTTACCACCATCACCTCCTGCATGGATATATTCACCTAATCTAAACCCTAATATCCATCCTAAACCTGTTATTAATCTGGATGATCTATCACTACCTTCATATATCGGTGGTTCATCATTATCCCATATAACAGTGTTTTCTGTATGTCTTGTTCTATTAAAATACAAACATATATTATTACCTCTATCACTAAGGATTTCAGCTGATGGATCTCTTATTATTGTTTTACAACTTATCTTATCTGATTTTATAATATCATAATTACCGATAGAAGCAATATCAGGTTTTACAGTAGTTCTTATGACTTTATTTAATGTGGAAATCATATTGGTCTTAGTATAATTTCCCTCAGGTATATTAATATAGTAACCTTTTGTTTCAACTTGATGAGCAACAGAAATATCCAACCTTAACCAAAAATAGTCATTATTTAATTCCCTAGATATTTGATAAAATGATAAAGGCATTTCTAATGAGACTAACTCCATCTGCATAACATTTTTTATCTTAGTAGGTAGTGTAAAAGTAAAATCGGAACTTTTAGTTTTATAATAATTCTCTCTAAATTCAGAAGAAATACAGACAACTTTACTTAATAATTGTTTTTGTATAATTCCTTCTTCATTTTTTGGAACCATATTTATAGTTAAATCTTTATATCCTCTGGAAGATTCTGTTTGTCCATGTCCTACAGAATTTAAAATAGTTTGATTTTGTTGTATTAAAGCACTTGTTTGTATATCTGAAAAAGTTCTTTTAATACTTGAATTTAAATTATCTTTTATTTGTAATAAAAAAGATTGTATTTCTTTTTTTTTCCGTATATCTACAGTATCATCTACTAATAATTTGTTTTCTAAAAACCTATGATTTTCCATAATATTTTCCATTGTATAAGGTTTTTTTAAATTCAATAAATCTTCTAATTCCTTTTGAGTATAAGATTTCATATCTAATTTGAAAAGATCACTCATATATATATTGTATACTGAAAATATTTATAAATATAAATTGATATATAAATATAAAAGTTATATATTATAAAAAATGTATAGCCTTTATTTCGATGGAGCAAGTCGTTCAAATCCAGGACCAGCATCATATGGTGGTGTTATTTATGATGAAAATAATAATGAGATAGGAACATATTATGATTATATTGGTAAAGCTACTAATAATGTAGCTGAATATTTAGCTTTATTTGCTGGTTTAAAAGCATGTAAAGATAATAATATAAAAAATTTAATGGTTTATGGTGATTCAAAATTAGTTATAGAACAAGTAAAGGGTAATTGGAATGTAAAAAGTGAAAATTTAAAGCCAATTTATAATGAAATTAAAGAATTATTAGATAATTATAAATTCGACCATATTGAATTCAATCATATCTTAAGAAAATATAACAAACGTGCAGATGAACTTGCTAATATAGCTTTGGGTGATACTATTTAAACATATTTATATATTATTTATTAATGGAGGGAATAATTCAATCAATGAATATAACTAATAAAAGTTCAATGGTGGATTTTGTAAATAATAATATCAAATACTTAGTAGTTTTTCCTGATAGAAAAACCAAAACATATAAAACATTAAATGAAATACAAGAAGAAACTTGTATAAATAGTTCTACTATTTCTAAAAAATTAAAATTAACTAATAATAATATTTTTCAAGCAAAGGGTGGAAATTATATATTTTATATTTATAAAATTAATTAAATCCTTCTATTAATAAAAAAGATATTAATATTTACAAATCTTATTACCACATATAGAACGAACTGTTGTACCTGGGTTACCTGTTTTACCTGTAGCTTTTGGGTCATTCCATGTTGGTGGCATTCTTTTTGTTCTACATTTATGAGTTTTACAATTAGGACCACTGGTACATTTTTTATTTGTACTATAGTCCCACGTATCATTCATAATTTTATCCTGTCTTAAAACACCACCGACTTTTCTTGCTAAAAATCTAGCATAACTATTATGTTTTTTATCGACACCTCCTTTTTTATTACCACTATAGTTCAATCTATTTCTTACTGATTTACTACCTATACCAAATGAAAAATTACCACCACGTTTTTGTACCGAACGTGTTAAATCACCCGGTCCACCAGCTTGACTTAAATTTGTCGGTGTTGCTGCTTCACCTACCATTTTACTAACAACACTAGCACGTTTATTTAATAAATATTCAGAACTGGATTTTCCTATACGTTTATTAATTTTATTATAAGTAATACGTTTATCTAAACATTTATTTATAGGACCATTGCAAAATGTCATAACCATTCTATATTATTATATAAGATATTAAAATTGAAATATAATAATAAGATTTATATTTCTTAAAAATGTATAGGTGTAGGTGTGGTAAAGAATATCAAAGTAAAACATGGTTTCAAAATCATAGAGCTTTATGCGAGCTATTAGAAGATTCGAAAAAAGATGATATATATGATGATTTACCTTCAAAAATAGAAATGTGGAATTGTATGAAAGTGATATTAAAAAAATATGAAACCTTGGAGAAAAAAATGCAAGATCATGAAAAATATATTAAAACACTAAAAAAGAAAATTAATATTATTGATTGGTTGACAGATAATTATAAACCCGAACTAAATTTTACTGACTGGTTATCTAGTATAAAAATAACACAAGATGATTTGGAAATATTATTCAAGTATGGGTTCATAGAAGGAGTATATAGTTTATTAATAAGGTGTTTAAAATCGGAAATTAACCCAATCACTTGTTTCGACCAACGATTAAATACATTCTTCATTTATAAAAATGATTACTGGGAACATTTCGATATTGAAGATTTTGCGAAACTTATCAAAACAATTTTATTTAAATTTATTAAAATATTTAAAATATGGAAAGATGAAAATAAATCATATGTAGATAATGATAAGAATTTTGAAATAGTTCAAAAAAGGTATATTGAAGTAATGGGTGGGCGTTATGAAGATGAAGTAAATACAAAAAAAATAAATTCTAAATTATATAAATATCTAAAATTTAATCTAAAAAATATTATTACTTACGAGTTTTCCTTCTAGACTTTCGTCGCTTTCTACGTATTTTGGTTCTTCTTTTGGTTCTTCTTTTGGTTCTTCTTTTGGTTCTTCTTTTGGTTCTTCTTGTGTTTCTACGCTTTCTGCGATATTTTCGTCCTCCTCCAGATTGTGGTGTCCTGAAAATACTTTTAAATTTCCAGTTACCATCCGGCATCTTCAACATCATGGAAACTTCATTCTCATCACCAGGAGAAATTATCCCACTATGTCTGTAATATTTGACTTTGATCACATAAAGATCTGAATTGGGAACACGAGAGAGGAAAGTTGCTGTGTATCTAATATCTTGCGAATTATTACTTCCGCCATGTATGGAGTCATTGTAAATAAAAGTATAGTTCACATTTTCTTCTAAATTATCAACAGCTAATTCCATTATACAATAATTAAATATATTTATTTTCAAAATCATTTTTTGATATCACAAAGATATTTTTATCTCTTGCTTTTTTTACTTTTTCAGAAAGGTCATCCAAATCTTCCACAATTACAAAATCTGTTTTACTACTAATAGCAGATTGGATTTCAACACCGATTTCTTCTAATGTTTTTTGCATATTTTTATCGCGAAACCCACTAAATTTAATCTTTTTTTGGTAAAGTGGGTGTGTAGTATCATGTTCTTTAATTTCATTTAATTTATATAATAAACCGGTTGATTCTAAGAATACAACGATATCTGGTAATTTTTCTACAAATGCAAGGGAAGTTTTCTTAGCAAACCCATTTAAATTTTTTACTTTTTCAAACTTTACTTCTAATGATTCTGACGAAGTAATAATATTTGGATACTCTTTAAGAATTGTTTTAATTCTTTTTTCACCTAATCCTCTAGGGAAAATATTTATAGATGTAATTAATGTAGAAAGTGGCATTTCACCTATTTGTTCTCGAATACTATTTATAATTTTACTAGCAGATTTCGTTTGAAATCCTGGAATTTCAATCAAATCTTCAACTTTTAATTTTAATAACTTCTGAATCGAATCGAACCCAGCATTTACAATTTTCTTAATATTACCAGGTCCCAAATTCAAAATTTCTAGTTTTAACGCGAAAGACTCTAACTCTTTTTGAATCATGGTTTGATTATTTTCACTATTTTTTATGATAGCATCTACATGTGTATCATTCCATTCCCATTCCATATCAGGCATTTTAGGATATTCTGCCTTGACAATCACCTCTTGAATTTTTGGAATAACATCTCCACTTCTGATAATTTGTACTAAAGCACCGATACCAATCTTATTTTTACGAATAAACTCAGCATTATGTCCTGTTACAAACTCAATTGTTGCACCTTTAATATTAATTGGTTCAATTTGTACTCTGGGTTTTAAATAACCATATTTACTAGGATTCCAATGTACGTCTACTACTTTTGATTCCATCATTTGGTCTGATAATACCATTTTAAAGGCGAAGGAATGTTTTGGATTTTTTTGTTGTCTTTCATAAATATTATCATCCGTAATAATAATACCATCAATCTCATAAATGTCACCATCTCTCCAGGAGATAAGTATATTAGAGAGTTGTTCGTTAGATACAGTATCAGATAATCCGTTTTTTACACAAAGAACATTATTTTGTTCTAACCAATCCATTTGTTCCGATGGTCTTAGTCTAGGTTTGATTACTTCATAAGCAACAAAATCAATATCTTGAAATTTATCTGGTGCCATCTCTTTACCATTGATTGTTCCAGCGACAAAGTTTCTAGCACATTTATAAGAGGCTGCATATATTTCATTAAATTTATTTTTTTGTATGATTAATTCACCTCGGATAGTGATATCAGGTTCATCTGGTAATATTAAATGTGGGATCATATATGAAATATCCATACCTACTGTAGCTTTACCACGTGTATATAGCTTTTTTTCACCATTTTCAGTAGAATACATTGCAGAAATACCATCTAATTTTCCTGAAATAACATATGGACCGTTATATTTCATAATCCAATTACTAACCGCATTTGTATCAGGTTTAATTTTATCCATAGAACCCATATAATATGGTAACTTTACCTTTACTTTATTCATAATTTCCGAACCAACTTCTTCTAATACTGGATTATCTGGATATTTTCTCTCTACATAGTCTCTAAGAATATCATATGTATTATCATTGATGATTGGTTTTTTATGGTAATAATGATATGTTGCTATACGAACCATATTAGCAAGAGTAGTTTCATCCAATTGTTTTAGTTTAGATATACCGGTAATTG